TTAGTCCATAAATTCGGACGCTATATCGACCGCAACTGCTGCCACGAATAAAATCACCGCAAGAAATACCATCGCAAGCATGACAACCGCTGCAATACCTAACACAATCAATACTTTCATCGCTTTTCTCCTCAATTCTTGATTTTCCCGTCCTTGAGGATGCTGTTGTTCGGGATGCTCATGTTCAGATTTCTCTCCATGTGTACCGCATCCGACAAATTCAGATATTCCTCAATGACCTTGATTGCCTCCTCTGCCGAATAGCAGGTTGCAACAAAATGTCCGGCTGCTGCCATATCCGCAAGGAACTCTTTTTGTGTGTCCTGCTGCCTGTTATTCCCGAATTTCATTTCTACAAATAACCCGCAGTATGAGCCTTTCGGGTACGGGAGGCACAAATCAGAAACGCCCGCCTTGACACCCATCTGTTTGAATTTGACTGCCTCCTGTTTGTTTCGACTGCCTCCGTTTGGCACATGGAACAACCACTTTAATTCCGGATAACGGTTCATGTTCCATCCCGCCCATGACACGACGTTGATTTGCTCCGTGTCCTCACTTCTCTTTGCATATCTCATGTTCATTCGCTTTCGCCTCCTCTTTGCACATGTCATAATATTCGCAGAACAGACATACATGTTTGCAGTCCTTGACCTTGAGCATGTGTCTGATTCTTTCAATGATTTCTCCTGCCCTCACCTGTCCTGCTCCTCCATTTCTAAAACCATATAGGCATGAATAAAAATGGTTTTCTTTTTCCTGCCGAACTCGTCACGCCCTCCGGACTGCTCCTGCATCCCTGCGATGCTTTTCTTTGCCTCCCACCATCGGCGGGTCTTTCCCTCTCTCGGAATCGGCTTGAAATACACCTTGACCGTGCTTTTCGTGATTGCAAACTGTTCTCTGCTGATTTGCAGGATGTCATCGAATCCCGCTGCCTTGACTGCTGCCTCGGCTTTTCTGAAATACCTGTCTTTTGATTCCGGTCGCCAGTCAAAACTCATTTCCCGACCACCTCCTCAATCTCTTTCATTCTCTGCATGATTGCACTGTTGTATGAATAGACATACACGCCATTGCTCCACAAATGTTCCCTCGCACCCTTTTCACCGTAGTTATACGCTGCAAGTGCATCCTGCACCGTGCCGTATTTCTTGAGCAGGTACGACAGGAAATCAATTCCGACCCTCACATTTTGATATGGGTTCATGAGGTCGGTGCAGTTCAACCGTTTCATCCGGTCAGTGTGCCATTTCTCATATATCTGCATATATCCCTTTGACTGCCCGCCGTCTCCGACCTTGTCAAATTCATATCCGGATTCATGCTCAATGATTGCCAGTACAAGGGCATAGGGAACGTCATTTTGCTTGCATAGACATCTTGTGTATATCTGCATTTTCTCCGGAAAATAGCCTTTATCCGCATACTGTTCCGGTAACTTATAAAGCACGAATCCCTCAAGGTCATCGCTCCCCCAGTCCTCGGACATACCATCGAAAACCTTGTATTTGCTTTCGGTCTCCTCTGCTGTCTGCACGATTGTTTCCGGATTCTGTACCACTTCCGCATGTGTCGTCTCCGGCTGCTCCTCCTCGGTCTGCTCCGGTTCTTTGATATTCACTATCATCAAACACAACACCGTCATCAATACCGCAATCATTGTCAAATGGAACGCATCACATCGTCCTGCATGTCTTGCCTGTCTTTTCCGTCTTTTCACTTTGTAGCCTCCTTTTCCTCATTCGTGCATGTATGTAAAACATGCAGTTAAAATCGTTGTAGTACACATTTGCGTTCGTGAAATCCATGTCCGGATACCACTTTTTTAATATCTCCGGAATGGAATCCCTATCTTTGACCATACTGTCAACAAATGACCCTATTTTTTTATAGCTGCCTCCTGCTGCCGGACGTTTGGAATGAACGACCTTGATTCGTGGGTCTCTCAATCCTTGCGAACTGTTCCATCTCTTTTCCGACGGAACACGGTTCTTTTCTTCGACGATATAGTTCGCCATACCGGACAGACCGTTTTCATCTGTCTGTAACCTGCGAACCTCATTCCTGCTTGACTGTTTCCAACAGGATTCAACCGTCTCCATGTCTAACGCACCATCCATGACAATGTGATGATGCCATCTGATTTCCGCATCCGGATTGTATGCGGTCACATAGACATATTTTGCATTCGGGAGACCTCTCTTTTTTCTCTGATAGTTGATGCGTCGGATGTACTTTTGCACATTCTTGATTGCTGCATCGACATCACCGTCCGGCGGGAGGTGTGCGTCATCATAGGTCAATGTCATCCAAATATCACGGTCGCTGAAATTCTCGTTGATTAACCTCTCAACGTATTTCCTTGCGTTCTTGTCATTCAGATTCTTTTGAGCCTTGTTGTTGTCTTTCTTGATTGTCCTCCCCTCCGGAGGTACTTCATCCATACTCCGGAACTGTGGATATATCTCAATTTCAAACTGGTCTCCTGCTGTTATCTCTTTGAGTGCATATATCACTTTCTTTCGATGTTGGAACAGGTTCTCAATGAACCATTCATGCATGTCCTCCATCGCTTTGTTATATGCTGCCTCATAATCATACGGGATAAACTGCATCCCTCTTTTTCTTGCCATCTGACACAATCCTCCTGTTATGTTTTCGTAGACTTGTTAGTATCTATTACAAGGACGACAAAACCTCCGAAAACCCTTTGTTTTCCCGACCTTTCTGGTCGTTTTTGAGTTGCTTTTTCGTGTCAGATTTGATATAATATTCTTAGTTTGAAACATATCAATCGACACCGATTGACACACGGATGACCGTTCGCAGCGGTCATCCGTTTTTTTGTCTTTATGCTGCTTTTTCTTTCTTTGAGACGCTCACGGTGATTTTCACCTGCTCACGTTCAGAAATGATTCTCGCTAATGTCTCATAAAATTTCTTGATGTTCTGTTCACTCACCTGCTGCACCTCCAATCTATTAAAAAGGCTCTTGCCTGTTGTTTTCGTGTTCGGTTAGGCGGTCGTTGCAACCGCCTCTTTCTGTTCCCATCTGCGACGCTCCTCGACTTTTCCTGCTGCCTTGCCCTCTGCGTATGCAGACATGACCATGATTGCCATTGATTTTCCCTCAAGGTCGGAAATATTCATGAATCTTTCTGCCATGTTCTCGATTGCCGTCTTTTTCTCGTTTCTCGTCATGATTCAACACCTCCTCTGTTGATAGTGTTTTATGTGATTTCCTGCACTGGTGGTTCTCTCGGTCTCTGCATCCCGTCCACCTGCTTTCCGGCTATGTCTACCGTGTTATGACTTTTCACCTTAAAAAATCATTGAAAACCTGTTGACCAACCGTGAACCTTTTAGCAAGTCCACCCGCTGCCATGTTTCCCACGGTATCGCTGACGCTGTCTCTCGGCTTGCCATCGTCAGAGCGTCGGTCGCCATCCGGACGCTGACGGGGCGACTGTTGCCCCGTTTCGGCTTTAATAAAATGAATCTCTCTGCATTTCGTCGTCGACTTCTTTCGGTATCGGAATAGGTTCAAAATCATCGTTTTTTCCATCCCAATAATCAAATAACTCTTGTATGTACTGATTCAACTCCTCTACTCTGCTCATTTCCGTTCCTCCTGTTCTTGCTTGTCCTGTTGCATCTCCTGCCATATAATAAATGTGCGACCATTCCAAAATGACAGGAGGTGACAACATGGCGGTTCATCATGACACTTTCAAAAGTGCGATTGCAAGTGCGTTTGAAAATAGCGACATCAAATTTTCAAAAGTTTCTGATTTATCAAAAGAAGAATTTGAACGTCTTCTCGCATCAGCTATCAAGGCATGTGTTGAAACACAAGATTTTGCACAACACATTCGCACTTTGAAATGATTTTCTCGGAGGAGTGTTTCACCACTCCTCCACAATCTTTCCTATTTCTTCCGCTGCCTTTTTGACAACCTCTGAAATCTGCTTGATTTGCTCCGGTTCGGGGTCTCCCTCGAATTCCGCTCTCACTCTAATCTCTTGGTGTTCGGAAACCTCCGTTTTGTAGAAAATGAGTTTTTCAATCGCCCCAGTTCCCCGTGTTCTTACGTTTGAAATTTCATGTTTTGGCATTTCTTTTCACCTCCCTGTTGCTCTTTGTAAGAACAGTATAATTCCCTCAGAGAGCATTGTCAACACTTTTTTGTTCTTTCAAAGAACTTTTTTATTGATTTTTGTCTCGTTGGGTGTTATGCTTTAGAAAACAGAGGAGGTGATTCAGTATGACGCAAGGCGAACGAATCAGAGAAGTCCGAAAAGCTCTCGGTCTCACTCTTGAGAAATTCGGTGAGAAAATAGGAATGAAAAAGAACTCTGTCAGTCAGCTTGAGAATGGAAAAAACTCCGTGACTGAACAGGTCGTCAAGGCGATTTGTCGTGAGTATAATGTTGATTATATGTGGTTAACCACCGGAGACGGTGAGATGTTCATTGACACGGACGATGATTTCATCGAACGCATTGACCGCATCATGGCGGGTGAGGATGAGGCACGAAAAAGCCTTTTCAAATTCATGCTTGAGTTGAGTGACGAGGACATCGCTGCACTCGACCGCTTAATGAAAAAGGCGATTGAGTTCACACAAAATAATAAAGAAAAAGACTGACAGCCTTTTCAACTGTCAGCCTCATGGGTGTACAGATACGCCACGAATTTATATATCCTCTTTAGGATGCGTTCGTTTTGTATCTTCCCGACTATTTCAACAATAGCCTCTTTGTAATTCAAGGGGAACACCCCCTTTCCGATTACAGTGTATCATATATTTCCATCATTGTGGAAATATCGAGGTTGATTTCCATAATCGTGGAAATCGTTCCTCCTGCTGCCGGAATCCCGCTGCAATGTGATACAATTATTTGTATTCGGATTCAAACAGGTCGGTGATTTTCACGCCTAATGCAATCGCTATCATTTCAAGCTGAAATAATGTCGGCGACACCTTGCCGTTTTCGATGTTGTTTATCGTAGATTTTCCGATTCCGGATTTCTTCGATAACTCCATCAATGTGAACCCCTTTGAGGTTCTCATTTCCCAAACGAGAATTTTCATCCTGCTCACCTCCTTTCTCAAGGAAAGTGTACAGAACGAAATTTCCGCACTGATTTGATGTCGTTATCGAATTTTTGTAATAAAAAAAGAGCAGCCTCCACGCCAATGGAAACCGCTCTTTAGATAACATATACCTCCGTATAAGCACGGTGATAAAATGTCACCCCACAAGTCTCATTTTATCATAAAACCGTGCTTGTGCATAGGTTTTATTTTTATACATTTTTTTGAATGGAGTTGATAAAATGCGACGTAAAACAACCGCTCCTGTTGAGAAAATCCTGCTCCGTGTGGCAATCTATATCCGTGTTTCGACCGACAAACAGGTCAAGGACGGAGATTCCATGCGTGACCAATTAGCGACAGGGCAAAAATACATAGACAGTCATGAGAATATGATTCTCGTTGACACATACATTGATGACGGAATCTCCGGACAGAAATTGAAACGAGACGACTTTCAACGCCTCATTGATGATGTCCGTGCAGGTAGAATTGACCTCATTATTTTCACACGTCTTGACCGTTGGTTCAGAAACCTCCGTCATTATCTGAACACGCAGGACATTCTTGACAAGCACGGTGTTTCATGGACTGCCATTGAGCAGCCTTATTTTGACACCTCAACCCCTCACGGTCGTGCTTTCGTTAATAACTCAATGATATGGGCAGAACTTGAGGCTCAAAACGATTCCGACCGAATCCTCGGCGTGTTCGATGACAAGGTTGACAACGGAGAGGTTCTTTCCGGCTCAACCCCTCTCGGATATGCGATTGTAAATAAACACCTTGTACCGGATGACGACGCTTCAACCGCCGTTGCCATCTTCCAATACTACCGCAAGACCGGAAACTTGAGCATGACACTCCGGTACATGGAGAGTGAGTTCGGACTTGTCCGTTCTGCTGCCAGTCTCAAAAATATGCTCACAAATACAAAATATATCGGTGAGTTTCGTGACAATAAAAATTATTGTCCTGCTATTATCGACCGTGACCTTTTCTTTGATGTGCAGAGACTTCTCAAAATCAACATCAAGAGCGGGAAAAAGCACGATTATATTTTCAGTGGTCTCGTTGTCTGCGATGACTGCGACCATATCATGAGCGGATGTCAGCAACGTGCAGGAGGTCGTGTCCGTGCCGACGGAACACGAATCGTATATAAATACAGTGTGTACCGCTGCCGACAGGGTGTGAACCTGCACCGCTGCCCGAACCGAAAACTTGTATTTGAGACAACCCTTGAAAAGATGCTCCTCGAACGCATCCGTCCGGAACTGGAAAACTATATTGCAGAATACGAGGTTGCAAATCTTCCGGCATTGCGTACCGATGCCAAACGCCGGAGTGTTGAGGGAAAAATGCAGAAATTGAAAGACCTATATTTGAACGACCTCATAACAATGGACGAGTTCAAACTTGATAGAGAAAAACTGCTGATGCAGCTTGAGAAAATAAATGCAGAGGATTCCCGACCTGTCAAGGATTTATCGTATTTGAAAAACTTTTTGAAAATGGATTTTGAAAGTGTGTATGATTCTTTGTCTATACCGGAGAGGCGTGAATTGTGGCGTTCCATTGTCAAGGAAATCCGTGTTGACCATGACAAAAACATTCATATTATTTTTTTGTGATTGTTATACTACTAACTGAACCCCTCCGGTCGGTAGGTTCAATTTAGTAGTATGAAAATCTCTGTTATTTTTTACGTATTTTACGTATATTTTTATTGACATTACGTAAAATACGTGTTATTATATACTTGTAAGGAGGAAACAATACAAATGAGATTTCGAGAAATTGAAAAAATAGTCCTCAATGACGGATGGGAGTTAGTAGATGTGAGAGGTTCACATCATCAATACAAACACCCAACCAAAACGGGAAAAGTTACAATCCCAAATCATCGAGGCGACATTCCTCAAAGGGTTGTCAACTCCATACTCAAACAGGCGGGTCTCAAATGAGACCTGCCACCCATTAAAGAAAGGAGCGTTATCATGAATTATATTTATCCTGCTGTTTTTTATCCGGAGGGCGACGGGAAATATTCAGTTATTTTCCCCGACCTCAATGATTTAGCAACTTACGGAGATAACCTTGCGGACGCTTTCGCAATGGCTCAAGAGGCTTGCGGTCAGTATTTATTCACATCCTTGCGTGATGGTGATGTTCTTCCCGCTCCGACCCCTCTTGATGCAGTTGAAAAGGACGAGGATGCAGCACTTGTCAATTTGATTTGTGTCAACCTCGACGAATACGCCCGTGCGTACAATGACAAAGCGGTCAAGAAAACTTTGAGTATTCCTGCATGGCTCAATACTGCATGTGAAAATTACGGTATCAACTATTCAAAAGTTTTGCAGGATGCGTTGATTGCCAAAATTCAAGCACGTTCATAAATCCATTATAGCACAAGGACGACACCCGTTTCCGGATGCCGTCCTCTTTTTTGTCTGTATGCTCTTATAACTGCTCGAATTGTACATGCTCCGATTCTCCGGAGAGGTAAAGGTCGCCGATTGTTCTGACCATCTTCTTTCCGTCCACAACATGAATCTCTTTCACATAATATGACTGTCCTCTGATAGCACGACCGCAGATGTTCTCATTGCCCCACGCTGCGGAACGTCTGATATTGAGTGAGCCGTCGCAAATGACCGTCACTTTCATTTTTCCCTGCGGGATGATGACTTTGTCCTCCGGCTCGTCCTCTGCCTCCTGTGGCTCTGTATTTGCCCCATTCTCGCCCGTTTCCGGTTCAGACGGAGGATTTGTCGTCTCTGCATCGTTTGAGACTGTTCCCCCGTCCTCTGCGTCCTCCTGCTGCCCTGCTGCATCCTCGTCACTCTCAAATGTTGTCATTTTCTCAACGGTTTCTGCATCGACTGTTCCGACCTTGTTTCCGTCTGCATCGTATGTGTTGACGCTGCCGTCCGGATTTGTCTGCAATGCTCCCTCCGGAACATTGTCCGTGAGTGAGCCGATGAGGTTTCCGTTTTCATCCCACACAACAAAACTCTCGTCCTTTGCTGCTGCTTTCATTGCTCCCTCAATGGTCTTGTACTCTTTGCAGTCCTCTTTCTTGAACTCTGTTCCTTTGCCTAAATAGTATAACATGATTTTCCCTCCTATTTGCTCAAATACTTGCTTGACGCATATCCGACGATGTTCTTATAAACCACATACAACCATTTCACACCGTTGCAATCGTTATAATATCCATAGCACTGGACTTTCTCACCGTTTTTCATCACCGCAAGGATTGACTTTCCTGTTCCTGCTCCCGCACGGAGATTCAATCCGGATGCAGTCACCTTGTAAGTTCCTGCAAGGCTCTTGTTGAACCCGTGTGCAACGTCGACCTTTGCATTGCTCTTGACTGTTGTTGTGTTGGATGCACCTGTTCCGGATGACTTTGCCCCGTCCGTGAGGTTCACTGCAACGTGAGCATTGTCATTGAGGGTGATGTCTCCCTCAAGCAAATACGCATCCGATGTCAGATATTTGCTATCTGTCAACACCTCGAATCCTGCTGCCTTGAGACCTGCTCTCATGTTTCCGGTATAGAGATAAATGCTCACATTCTTCATTTTCTCATTTCCCAGTCTGTAACCTGCACCCTTTACGATTGCAGCGACACCGGATGAACAATCTGCCTCACACGCAATCGTGATTTGTGCAGGGTCGTAATTCGATGCCTTGAGATGCTCCCAAAATGTGTATCTCTCTGACTGGTCATATCCGATTTTATTGTTGACTGCTGCTGCCTTTGCCATGCTCGCAATCATTTTTCTGACCTTTGCATCCGGATGACGGAGGACACATTTCCACGGTCTGTTATACCAATTTATAACCCTCCACTCTGTACCTGTCTGGTCTCCTGCCTTTCCTCCGCTGTATCTGTTATTTTCATCATGTCCGCAATTTGAAATCATTTGTTTTCCTCCTTGTCAAAATCGTCTGCTTTGAATCCGCACAATTCCGGATTCTTTTCTTGTATCTTGTCATATATCATCAATCCCGCCACGATTAGAGGTGTACACCACCACATCACCGCAGCAGGAATTGAAATGATGAATCCGGTCAACCTTGTTATGTGTTTCCCGAATTTTGCCTCGTCCGTGTCAGAATAGCAATCCCCGTATTCTCTCATTTCTTCCCGAATTTCTCTGTCTAAATCAAAAGAAATTTTCCAAAAATACAGATTTACCGCCACCCATACGATGACAGCGACGATTGCATATATCAGCACGATTGTGTGTGCGTTTCCGGTTGCGAAATCACATATCCTTTTCAACCGTTTCACCTGCCTCACCGCTCACAAGCGTCTGCATCGCTTTGTTGTTCTCAAGCATCTTTTTCATTCTCTCAAGTGCCTCGTCGACCATCATCGAAAAAGCCTCAAAAGAAATCACTCTCACAAGCCATGTGAACCGTGCGACGAACATATCATATACATATCGCAGTTTGATTTGACCTGTACCGCCTCCCAGTTCCTTTTCTGCCTTTGTGACTGCATAGAGCAGCCATTCTCTCACTTTGTTCAACTGTTTGTCTGACGGCATTTTCACGAAAACATATACTGCATATCCTCCCGCTGCACATACTGCAATCAGACCCACAATCACAAACCAATTCTCGACGATGTATTTCATCCTTGTACCTCCTCGTCATCCTGTTCCGGTTCGTCATTGTGTTGTATTTCTCCGTTTGACTTTGTTCCCTTGACCGTTTTCACGGACTTAATGAGTGCCATTGCACCGCCCTCAACTGAAAGAAATCTGAATACATTCTCAATCAGCGTCGACGGTTCTGAACCCATCCGCAAAAACACAAATATCATCACGACTGTAAAGATAAATGCTGCAAGAATCAAAGTGAATACAACACGTTTCATGAACAGACCGGACACCTTTTTGTCATGTCTCTCTTTTCGCTCTCTTATCCGATGCATTCTTTTCAGATGCCGGATTCTGATGCGTCGTTCCTGTTCTGTCATTCTCATGTATTGCCTCTTTTCTGTGAGGTTGATTCTTGCCCGTTTCCTGCCCTCCTGTTATCGGTCGGAATGCTGTTCTCCGTCCAGTCTCTTGTGATAGCTCTTGAGTGACTGTTCCACAATGACAACACGCTCTCTCAACTGTTTCATCTCCTCACGGTTCTCTCTTGATTCCCGTTTGATGTCCTTGATGTCGTCTGCGATGTTCTCAAGTTTCACAACCACCATTGTGTCATTTTCTGCTCGTCTCTCCGTTTCTTCCTGTGTGTCTTTTTTGTCGTTCCTCTGCTTTGAGCAGATTCCGAAAAAGATTGCGAATGCAACCGACACTCCGGAGATTAGCAAGGAAACCTCAATCGTCAACGGCGTTCTCCTTTCCGAACTCTGTCGCCTCGATGTCGTCGGTGTCGCAGTATTTCCGCATGTGATATTCGAGAACATCCATCTCCCTGTCTGTCTCCTCTACCTCCTGCCGGAGTTCCGCTCTGACCGCCTCCTCGATTTTCGACTGTTCAATGATTGTTTGCTGTTTTTTCACGATTGCCGATAGATTTTCCGTCACATCGCACAATCGTGATATTATTTCAAGCGGACTCATTCTGTATCACCGCCGGAGAATTTTTCTCCTGTGATATATTCATATTCATCCGCTGAAATACTGCCCTTTGCGACACGCTCGGAAATCTGTTCCTTTGTGAGAGTGCCTTTTTTGTACATTCTTTTGAGACTTTCAACAAGTATTTTCATACTAAATCAACCCCTCCTCAATCAACTGCTGTGTGTATTCGTCAATGACCGCATCTTTCTGAAACTGTGTCACTGATTCGACGATTCCGGATGTGTTCTCCTCAACGACTGACTTCATGAGTGCCATGTTCTCATATTCCTTGACTGTCATTTCTTTCTCGTCGTACTGCCATTCGGTCACTGTCTGCATCTTTCCGTCGCTGCCCTCAACCTCTCTTGTCACCTGTTCGATGTTCTTACGCAGGTAAACCGTTGACGGTGACGATGTCCTGTCGACCTCCTCCGGCTTGTCCGGCTGTGTTCCTGTCACCTTTTTCCAGTCTGTCATGTTCCTTCTCCTTTCTGCTATGCTTTGAAACTATCCTCTTGAGTTTCTTGACGTTGATTTTTGGTTTGATGTAATCAATGTAATAGTTGTATGTGTCCGTGTGTTTGAACAATCCCATATATGACAACATCACCGATGCGTTATACCATGAGATTTTATCCTGCTTTGAGATATGGTTTGCCTTACGTCTCGCAGCCTCAATGTTTGATTTCCGGATGGTTGTCCGGTCATGGTGAAATTGAAATCCCATAAAATCAAGCATACGACCCTTTGTGACCTGCTTTCCGTCTTTATCGAGTACCGGATTCCCGCCTTTATCAAATACCGGATATTCAAATCTAAACACCTGCCAATCACCTTTTATTTCAAGGTCGAGATTGTCATTCAGATATGTTTCGATTGCTGCATGTATTTTGTGCAGTTTCTTTTTGCTCTTTCCCAGTATCACCATGTCGTCCATATATCGCATGTAATGCTCTGCATGGAGTTCCTCTTTGATGTAATGGTCGAGTGCTTTCAAGTAAAAATTGCCGAACCATTGTGATGTGAAATATCCCAACGGAACGCCTTTTCGCATCTCCTCAATAATTTCTTTCAGTTCATCAAACATCGCTCCTGTGATGCCGATTTCCTGCAATATCTCCAACGCTCCGGAGATGTCGTCAAATGCTATGCATCCGACAAGCGTTTTCGTCTGCTCTGCATCTATCTCAACACCTGCATCCGTCAAAATCTTTGCAACGAGTGCTATTTTGTCATGTTCAATCAGTATGCAGAGTAATCTATAAAACCGTTTATCTCGAATTACCTCTTTGAGTTTCCTTTTGAGGATTCTCCGGTTTATGGATTCAAAGAAATGGTGAACATCCATCTTGAGAACAAAGAATTTCTTTCCGTCGTAGGAATCAAGCCATTTTCTCATGTACTTCTTTCCGTAATGAACACCCCTGTCCGGAATGCTCCCGCATGAAAATTCATACAATCCATTCATCACAATCGGTTTGAACTGACCTATTGCACAATGATGAATAACCTGCTCATATTTGTAATGCGGTTTCAATATACGGCGTGTTTTCTTGCTGCTGCTCTCGTTGATGATGCTCGGTTTGTGATAGTCCGGAATGAACAACTCCTCTGTCAACATCTTTTTCAAGAGTTCTGTGTGTTCATCGAGGTTCTCTAATACCTCCCGCACATCATTCCTGTTCTTTTTCTTTTTGGATGCATTTATAAAACACTGTTTTATGTAGTCGTCTTGTAACATTGGTTCATATAGGTTGTTGTAACTTCTCATATAGTATTTTCTTATCTCCTATCGGTTTTTGTGCGGATGCTTACTCAACCGACCCTATATCCGGAATGATTTTCGCCTTGTGGCGTGGGATATAGGCTGCATTTGATTAAACGCTCCGATATGAGAAGAAATTGGACGCACCGATGTTCCAGTTCGCATTGCCCGCAGAATTGTTCAAATTCAAGTAATCCGCACCGCAGTTCTCGCCATTGTTACAGTTACCGCCGACAAGGGCGACCGCAGGGAGCAGGAACACCGCCCGACACCGCACCCTATATCCCTATATTCATTTTTCTAAAAACGACCACACCGCCTAACGGCGGGAATAGCGGAGGCGTTCCCCCTCCGTTCCTCCCCCTGCTGCTTACGCAGCGATAGGCTGTTCTAAGAAAACGGACGCACCGAAGTACCAGCCCGCATCGCCCGCAGAATTGCCCAAATTCAAGCAATCCGCACCCCAGCTCTCGCCATCGCTACAGTAACCGCCGACAAGGGCGACCGCAGTAATTCCGGCATTCCACCAAAAATAGTCACATGTGTATGTGCTACTGCTGCCACCTATTGAATTGACAATGCGTCCGAATCTGCTTGACTTTGTTCCTTTCTGATAACCGTTGCCGGATGATGTGAATGTGATTCCGACCTTTTCAAAGTCCTTTCCTGTCAGATTGTACGGTGGTGTCATCTTTGCAAGGATTTCACCGCCTACCATCAACAGACCGTTGATTCTATCCCAACGGTTGCCCCACGGTTTTTCCATGTAGAACACTTTGACCTCATGTGTTGTGTCGTTATATCCGAAAAACTGTCCTTTGTCCTTGAGTGTTCCGGTTGCAAGATGCCCGTAATTCTGTGATGCGTCGTTCACATATCCGGATGTCTGACCCTGTCCGAATGCAGTCTGTGAATTGTCTGTCTTTGACATAATCTTGAGCATACAATTCAACAGGTTTCTTTTACTCCATGAGCCGATGTTCCAACCGTTGCCGTTCGCTTTTGCTCTTGTAATTTCTGTCGATGCGTTTGTATTGTACATGAGCATCTGTCCTGCAAGAGAACGGATGCGTGTTCCGTCGTATGAACCGCCGAACATCGGATAATAAAGTTTATCCGCATGTGAGCCGTCCTCTCTTACATACGCATCGTCGTTGTACGATTCATCATACTGGACGTTTGAAATAATCATGTACTCATAGTTTCCGATTTCAAACTGTGAGAGCCAAATTTTGCCCTTGTCACCGCTGCCATCGAAAACACTCATTGCATTTCCTCCGTATGCCGTGTTTGCGACATCGGATGCCGTTGTTCCGTCCGCTTTCTTTGTGTGGTCGTTCGGGTCAAGTTTATAATCTTCTGTACCGTCATATCTGACCATTGCCGGATAGTTGTTCTTTACAAAAAAGACATCTCCCCAGTCTCCGAAATCAAATGCTCCGGTTGAATAGTTCATCGCAGCAGGTGTCATTCCCACCGCATCGAAAAGGTATGCGCAGCGTGTCGCCGGATTGCTGTCATTTTTATTGATTTTCAGTCCGTAACGCTTTACTCCCTTTACTCTTACATCCTCCCCGACTGCTGCCAGTATTGCGTTTGTATTCGCATAGGTGCGGTCGAGTGTTTCTTTGTCTGCTACTTTTACAATTACGTCTCCGCTTGCCATGTGTTAAGCCTCCCTTACAACAATATTTCCGTCGGTCATTCCAATCTCACACGCTTTCCCTGTGACAGAATCAATCACGACATTCATTCCGGCAGCTATGCCGTCACACGCCTTTGCTGCCTGTTCTGCTTTTCTCGCTGCTGATTCCGCTTTCTTGACCGCTGCATCCACTTTCGCCTCTGCCCCTGTCTGCGATTCTGCATCCCTTACCTGTGACGCTAAAATATAGCCATATCCCGCCAGTCTGTAATATTCTTTACCTTTTTTCGATGTCACCTTTGTCGTTTCGACCGTGACCTCCTCGCCATAAGATACCGAACCGCACACTCTCCCGCTTTCATCGGGTTCACTTCTGATTCTCAACACGCCTTTTGAAATCGGTGTTACTTTCTTGTAAGTCATGCTCAAGTCTCCCTTATCGTCAAAATCCCGTCCTCAATCGAGAGAACGCAGGTCTTTTTTGTTACTGTGTCAACCATAGTGTTGAGACCGTCCACAATGCCCTCACATGCCTTTGCTCCTGCGGTTGCGGATGCTGCTGCATCGCTTGCCGTCTTTGCTGCACTGTTTGCACTGTTGGTCGCCTCCGTCATGTTCTTGCTGAAATTGTTCACGGTGTTCATGTACCCCTGTGTCAATTCCAGTATTTCCTCATAACGTGCATTATTGACGATAATCGGCAAATCAAAGAATTTGTTTTTACCATCTCCCTGTCTGACTAAATAATGACCGTATGTGTCAATTTCAACTCCGACCTCTCTTTCCTTGAGAATCAGTGTGTCCTCAACCGCTTTCCAGTCTGCCGTTGTTCCGGTGCATGGTCTGATTGCTGCCATCTGTTCAACCTCCTTTGCCCCGTGATTATGGAATATATCACACAATCACGTTTTTGTGTTCGTTTCGCCGTCTGTTTCCAGTATCGTGGAATTATACTGCTAATTGTCGGGAGGTCGGCGTTCCTCCGTCGAAATCAACGCCCTCATTTGCCCGTCTGACCTGTGGCGTTGCTCCATCAATGAAAATCGGTGTCACGGTTCGCAGGTATGGTGTTTCACCGTCACAATCAAGATACATGCTCGAATATAAAGCCTCGGCACGGTTGAAATAGTCTTGCACACTCTCAAGGATTTTCTCTGCGGATGCAAGCAGGGAATTTTGAATCGTGTCATCAATATCCTTTTTGTCCTGTTCAACCTGTTTCTTTGCCTCCTCGACTGCCGACTGCATCTGTGACACTTCCTGTCGAATCTGCGTCGCCGTGTTCAAAGTCGCCTCAAGTTGCTCTTGATTCTGTAACGCATCCTCTGCCCTGTCTGTGACCTCTTTGCAGTCCTTTGTCGCCTGTTTGGTCGCTGCGGTCGCATCCTCGGCTTTTTTGACTGCCTGCGATGTGTCCTGCTGCCTCTGTTTCTCCTGTTGGATGCGGGTGTTCTCATTTTCCTGTCGGCTCTTTTCCGCTGCTGCTCTTTCACTCTCTGCCTTTACCCTTGCATTTTCTGCCGTCACCCTTGCCAATTCTGCTTTCTTGACTGCTGCATCCGTGTTCTCAATGGTCTCAATATGCCCCTTGATTCTGTTCTCAAGGTCTGTGAACTCATTCGCTGACAAGATAGCATTTTCATTCCTCTGTGACGGTTCAATCTCCATTGTGAATGATGCGGATGTGATAACCTGTGAATCATCGCTTGTCCGGATTTCAATGTCGCAATACGCCGTTCCGGAGGCTGCAAGTGCTTGATTCGTCAATTCGACTGTCACATCCGAACCGGAATATGAACATGTGTTATACACATGCTTTCCGTCCGGCTTTGTGATGTTGATGACCGCTCTCGCACCCGTCGGGATTGTGTACGGTTCACCGTTGTTGAGCAGTCTTGCGACAATGAATCGTGTTGCCTTGTCTCCCTGCTTTGCAGATACTAAATATCTTTTTGTGTCTCCGGACATCTCAAGATTGATGTTCGTCGTCAATTTCGTCAACGCTGCCATGCTCTCACCTCCTCTCGGCGTTTACTGCTTATTCTTCCGGATTCTCCGGATGTTCCTCCTCCGTCTGTTCTTCCGGTTCGGTTCTCAAGGTTCTCTTTGCTGCTTTTTTCGCCTTTTCAAGTTCCTCGTCTTTTTCTGCCATCATTGCATTTGTTGAGTTTATGAGTTCAATCTTTGCCTCACTCCTCACCTCTGCCAGTACAGAGGAAAGAACGCCGTCCATGATGCAAGGAGGCAACGCATGTTTTGTCTGTATTGCCTCCATAGCGTTGAGGATTTCTCCCTTTGCACATTCGATTCTTACTGCGATAGGTGTATTCACGATTATTCCTCCTTTGCTGCCTGCGTTGCTGCCTGTGCTGCAAGTAACATGTCAAGTTTCTTGTCGATGCTCTGCAAGAGTTCCGTGTTTGTTTCTTCTGCGGTTTCTCTTGTCACAACTTCTGCTGTCTCGTTTGGTCTTGATGTGCTTTCCGCATCATCCGGAAACTTGAACTCCGGCTCTGCTGCCTGTTTGATTTCCTCTGTTTGAATATTTTCGTCATTCATCTGCATTGTTTTTCCTCCTGTTTTATCCGTTACTCCATGCACCCGAAATCAAAATCCCATTCTTGAATGTCAATGTTGCTGTTGACCATTTTGACAATGTTCCATCGCTGCTCACTGCTAAAGGTTGCTTGAATGTCAATGTTCCATTGATTGCCCCATCTTCAAAACTCACGTTTCTCAATTTATAATAGTGCATGTTAATGTCTGCCCCTGCATGAAGCATATTCGCCTCATAATTGTTGCACTGTTGTGTGCAGTACGCCCATTTCATCATGTATGAACTGCCGTTTGCACTTTCCTTGTTCGCCCATGACATATATGCTGTGTCATATTCTATATCAAACACAAGTCCTCTCTGACTGTCATTCCCTATCATGGTGTTTGTTCCGATTTTTCCGACATATTTTCCGTCACGATAGAAATGTTCACCGTTGTAATCGAATCGTGTTCTTTTTGTGTTGTCTGTGATAGTTCCTGTGTACATCGTGATTCCTGTCGAATCAAACTGCATGTACGAACTGCCGTTATTGAATGCAACTCGGACATTGTATGCGTTCTGTGTGATTAGCGTTCCGAAATCATCGGAGTTGACTTTTTTCTTTACCTCGGAGGTTATTTCCTCCGCAGTCACTTGAATCTTTGCATCTGCATACAAGGAATACAGACCCAACACCTCAATATCCGTGATATACACGGGTGCGTTCTGTGTGTATGCGTAAATGTAAATATATTTTGTTCCCTCTGATACCGTGATTTCACGTTCAATCGTCGTGAACTCTTTACTCTTTAGCATTCCGGAGGATGTTGTTGAATAACTTCCCAATGCCCCCACCTGCACCCTTGCCGTGCTTTCGTACCCTGCTGCTGTTGCTGCCTTATATCTCACACGATATGTTCCCGCAGGTATTTTCCCTAAATTCTGCCGTATATAGGAACCGCTTGAGGATGTTTTCAGTATTTTTGCAACCGTACCCAAACCGGACACATCCATCACGGAGTTGTTTGTCTCATTACTGTTGTACCAATTATCATCAAGTCCGTTTGAAAAATCTCCATTCACAACATAGTTGTGCATTGAGTTTTCCTCAACATGTTTTACCTCTTGAGAAATCTCCTCTTTTGTAGCTTTTATCAAGGAATCCATCTGCACGGATGTATAATAATTTTTCAGAGTGTAGGCAACACCCGCCTCGACTGCCTTTTTCGATGCCGTGATTTTGGTTTCAATCTCCTCCGTGGTCGAATAGTTCTCAAGGACTTTCTTTGTTGCCCTGTTGGAGATTGAGATTGCCTCCTCGGTCGCTGCTGCTGTCTCCTCTTTCTGAATCTCTGCAAATGTCTTTCTCGCATTTGAAATCTCAACCGTATTCTTTTCCGGTGTCTCCGGATATTCCGTGATTTTGACAATCCTCTGTTTTTCTTTCGTTCTGGTTTTCTTTGACACAAGTGTGACCGTGTCTCCGATTCCGTATGAAAGAATGTCTTTGTATTTTTCTGACGCTTTCGCAAGGTCGACCACCTCCGCAGTATATGCCTTGTATGGTCGTGACATTTCCTCAATTTTTGCCGTCGCATCCTCAATCAGACTTGTGGTGTTGGTGTATCGCTCATCTTTCCACACATACGCCTTGATTTTGGAACTATACTGAAAATTGTCGATGTAATCTTTTCCGGTCAACCATTCCGGCGTGATGCCGTCCTTGCCTATCGGATAGATTCTTGTATAAAAATCATAGGTGTCGGATTTCAAAGATATTTTCCGGAGGTTCAATCCCTCCATGAAATAACACCCTCTGTCACTTCCTATCCTGTCATAAATGTCGATTGTCTTTGTCAGTGAGCGAATGATGCACTCACAACGGTATGTCGTGAGGCACTTTTGCAGGACATCCCATGCCGTGACACTTTCCTGCTCGTCAATGGTTCTTTTCTTTGTGACTGTGCATGTTCCGACATGCCACCCCGTACCCTCGAACGCAAACTCAAGACACGCTTTGATTGTCTGTTCATCCGATTCAAACCCATACGGGAACGCCGTTCCCTCCAATTCCTCCACGTTGAGGACGGCGGTGTATTTGTTGAACTGTTCCCCTTTTTCGACTGCTTTGAGAACAAATTCGTCCGTTTTAGTGCGTATATAATATTCTTCTTTGAGCAGGTCAACCAACGCTCCCGATGCAGGATAGTCAAACGTCAATTCCTTATCTCCGGAATCCAGTGTCGTGGTGATTGCCCTATCCTTGAATCCGGACAGTGTTCCGATTCTTTTCTTTTTATCATCAAAAATCTGCAACGCTCTCACCTCCTAAATCCACATCGGAGTATATCTGACCGTCACTCTTGCCTTTGTGTTGGAGAATATGAGTGCCGTTTCTCCTGCCTTTAATACCGGAAATTCCCACAAATCCACCTTGTCAAATGCGTTCTCCCCGTCTATCGTCACAAGTCCGGTTTTTGCATCTATCACAACCGTTTTTCCTGCTGCAAGGCTCTCAACAATGATGTCCTCTCCCAGTCCGGTGATTGTGTAATTCGTCAAGGTGCTTTTTGCATATACCTCCACAACGCACGGAGTGTCTCTTGTACCCACTTTATAGAACGATGCGGAGGTTTTCCCGTCGAATGTGATTGAGAGGTCGTCATCGACGAAAAAGCCGTCAAATTCCACGTTTACGACGTACCTCTGTTTCACATTCTTTTTCTCATAGTCATTTGATGTGATGAACCCGATATATGTTCCTTTGTAGCCGTCAAGTTCCAACCTGCACGGCTTTGTGAAATTCATCATAAATTCTGATGCAGAACGGATGATGCTGTTCCTGTCCTTGCCCTTGAAATAGATTGACAGTTTCAAATGACCCATCTGAACATCTGTCTCAAGTTCTGTCGGGAGTGTTGCTCCCGACAACCATTCATAATTATTCATGATTGAGGGAGGCTGCACATCGGCGGTCAACTGTTTTGCGTTGTACGCTCTGATGTCTGTTCCGTTTATCTTCATCGCCTTGTTTTACCTCCCTTTCCTTTTGTCTGTGACCATCTGTGCATCAACCCTTGACACGGTTCTGCTTGCAACCTCGTCTCCGTCGATGTATGTGTGATTCGTCACATACACAATATTTGATTTTTGAACTGCATCCAGTTTCTTGTCGAGGATGTTGTTCAATTTGTTATAAAATTCTGCAAGTGGCAAGATTGCCTCGTCGCCTGCCTCGCCTCCTACCATGAGGCTGCTGCCGTTGATTCCGAACACAGTCGGATTTGTCATGATACCGCCGGATTTATACCACTGAATCGAGAATGACGGGAGTGAACCCTTTCCTCCGATTCCGTATGGTGCTTTCCCTCCGCTCACGCTAATATGAGGCAGGTTCAAGTGTGGCAATGACCATTTGAAATTGAACGCCGATTTGATTCTTGACAACGCACCTGTCACCGCTCCGTGTGCGGATTCCATCTTTGAGGAGAATGATGATTTGATACTCTCCATCGCAGACGATGCGGTCGATTTCGCACTCGCTAATTTGCTTGAGAATGCCGATTTGATGCTGTCAAGTTTTCCACCTGTCAGAGTGTTCGCCGTACCCATGAGAGAGTTCATTGTGTCTTTTATGCCCGTAAACGTAGCAGACACAATTCCCTTGATTCCCCCGCCTTTTTCACTGTATGCGGATTTCATGTGGTCGAGTTTTGTTGACACATTGGACTTTGCTGTTTCCATGAGGGAGGTCGCTTTGTCCTTTATATTCGTGAAATCAGTCGACCATTTTGATTTTATCTCCGAAACTTTTGAGGAGAATCCGGATTTGATTTCCGTCAATTTATTCGTTGCATTATTTTTCCATTCCGTCATTTTTGTCGTGACGGTGGTTTTCATATTCTCCCAACCTTTCGAGACATTGGACTTGATGTCTGAAACCTTTGTCGAAAAATTTGACTTGATTTCATTCAGTTTGTTCGATGCGTTGGTTTTCCATTCCGTCATTTTTGTCGTGACGGTAGTTTTCATATTTTCCCAACCATCGGAAACCTTTGTTTTGATTTCCGATGTCTTTTCAGAGAATTTTGATTTGATTTCAGAGAGTTTTCCTCCGGACAAATTATCAACGAATGTGAATCCTGCTGAATAATATCCTTTGATTCCCTCCCATCCGGCAGCGACAACGCCCTTGATACCTCCTCCGTTTTCTTCATAGGCGGTTTTCATGTTCCCCAGTTTTTCCTTTGCCGTTTCGGTCGCTGCCGACATGACATTATGAACTGTGTCCTTTACGCCGTTGAATACTTTCGAGGCTGCTTGTCCTATGGTGCTGTTTTTTATGCTGTCACCGATTTCCTTGACCTTATTTGTGACCGCCTCTTTCGCTTTCGTGAATGCTCCCGTGATGCTCTCTTTGATTGCATTGAATTTTTCTTTGATATGCGACCATAATTTTGTTACGGCTTCTTTTGCCTTATCCCAGTTTTTAATCAACAGAACTATTGCTGCGATAATTGCTGCGATAATTGCCACAACTCCGACCGTTTGCAGAACTTTCAACGCTACTCCGAACGCTGTCGTTGCTGCGGTCGCCGTGGTCGTTGCTGCCGTGTGTGCTGTTGTCGCTACTGTTCCGGCTGCTGTGGCTGCGGTCGATGCCGTATCTGCTGCGGTCGTTGCTGCCGTGGCTGCTGTCTTTGCCGTAATCTTTGCGATTATCTTTGCAGCTCCGGACACAAATTTCTGTCCGGTCGTTACCGTGTCAGAGATTCCCTTTGCCACTTTTCCGAATCCGATTGACAACGGACCGATAGCAGCGACCACAAGACCGACTTTGAGGATGGTTTCTTGCTGTGCCGGAGATAGTGACGTGAACCATTTTGTCAACTCTTGAATCTTTCCGGTCAATTTTTCAATCATAGGTGCTGCGGATGTCTGTGCTGTGGATGCCAGTGTCGACAACGCCAGTTTTGCGTTGTTCATTGCAACCTTTGCATTATCAATCGGGTCGAGAGTTCCGTTGTAGGTGTCCTCGACCGTCGTTCCGTATTCCTCCATTGATGACGACAGACTGGTGAGGTCGATTCGATTCTCACGAATCGCCTTTGTCATTTCTGCTGCACCTTTCTTTCCAAACAGTTCCGTTGCAATCTGCATCGCCTCGGTCTCTGTTTTTGCGTTCTTGATGCTGCCGATGGTCTCTGACAACGCCTCGTCCATTGATTTTCCCTCTGCTGTGGCGTTCTGTAATGCCTTTTTAAGACCCGCCATTGCTTGAGTTGAATCAACACCGTTTGCATCGAATTGAGCCATCAAATTGATTGCTTGAGGCAATGACAGACCCATTTCTTTGAACGCTGCGTTGTTATCAAGTACATTTGATTCAAGCGTGTCAACGGAGATTCCGGTTTCCTGTGCCTTTGCCGTGAGCAATCCTAACAGGTTTCCCGTCTGTGATGCATCCACGTTCCACGCTTTCATGATTTTGTCGACTTGGTCAACTGACTGTGTGACGTTTGTTCCATTGATTGTTGCAAACTGTATGAACTGTTTTGAGGTCTTTTCAAGTTCCGTTCCTGTTGTATGGAATCTTGTGTTGACTTCTCCGATTGCCTCGCCTACCGTCGACATGTCCTCCGGCATTGTGCCGAAAACATTATCCGCAGACTTTGTCAATCCCTCAAGTGCCTCTCCGGTTGCTCCGGTCTTTGTCACTATGGTGTCATATCCCTCGTCGAGTTCTTTGAACGCTGCAATAGATGCTGCACCAATGCCCGCAATTCCGGCAGAGACAACCGACATTTTCTTTCCGAAACTTTCCATCTTTGTTCCCGCCGTATCGCAAGCGGTCGCAAATTTTTCAAGTTTATTATCTTTCAACTGGTCATTAACGTTTTTTAGTTCTGCCTCCATGTTCATGAGAGCAGTTTTTGACTTTTCCGTCTTTACTGTCTGATTTGCAAGTGCGGTCTCTGTCTTTCCGATTGCTGTCTCATTTGCAGTAAACTCTTTCTCTAACTTGTCAAGTTCCTCTTTGAGTGCCTTTGACTGTTCGGAGTTCTTTCCGGTCTCTGCTGTCGATTTCTCATAAGCCTCTTTTGCAGCATCAATCTTTGTTTTGAGTTCCTCTTGCTTTGTCTTTTGGTCTGACAGTTTCTTTGTCAACTTCTCCTGCTGCTCACTGTTCAATTTCACGATGTTTTTCTGCACCGTGATTTTTTGAGTGAGCGATTCGGCTTTTGCCTTGAGGCTGTCTGTTTCCGACCCGAACAACTTTGCTTTCGTCGCTGCCGTCGTATATTCCGCAGACAAGACTTTCATCTGCGATGCTGCTGATTTCATTTGCGATTGATAACTGCTCGAATCTGCCGATATTTTGACGCTTGTATAAGCCATTCGGTCGCCTCCTCTCTTACTGATTTTCGTTGATTGTATCTAATTCAAATTTTAAGTAGTCCAACAACGTGACAATGTTCTCTTTCATGCATTGACTGTATGAGTTTTTCAATAGCCGAATCGCAATTTTTACAACACGGTCAACAATTTCCCCGCAGACTTTCCATTGATTTTCCTCCGGTTGTTCATCCTCGTCCTCATATCCATTTTCGCGGTCATAGTCATCGAATGCGGATGCCTCTTTTTCCACCTGCTCAACCTCGACAATGTTCAACATCTTCTCTGCAACAATGTTCTGCATGATGAAATGAACCGTCTTGATTGCCGTCAGAAATTCAACTGCATCAATCTCCCCAACTGCTGCAAGCGACAATTCATTCCCGAACATCTCCTGCATTATCTTTTTGTTGAAAAACATCACTCCGGAGAATTTCTCCGTGTCATTCTTTTCCATGAGACTGATGTATTTTTTATACTGTTCTACCGTTACGGAATTGATGAAAAGTCTCTCACCTCTGCAAGTGACCTCGATTTCCGGTATCACTTGCCACTCTGAAAATTTTTCTCTATCTTCTCCATACGTTTGGTGAGGTCGTCGGCGATTCCCATATCAATGAACTGGAACTCAAGAATCAATCCTGCTGCATCAAGTCCGGTCTCCGGATTCTTTAATTCCTCAACGGTGAACTGGTCTCCGTATGCTTTGCAGATAAAAAGACCCATCGCCTCAATGTCCTGCTTTGAATACCTCTGTTTTGCGTCGACAATCTCTGCAAGTTCGAGATATTCCGTGTATGTGTCGATTGACATTTTCGGCATTGTAAACTCTTTGTTATTGACTATAATTTTTCTTTTCATGATTTATCCTCCTGTTATATGTCCTCTTATTAGCCTAAACCGCCGTTTTTCTCCTGCACTTTGCTGAACCATGCCTTGATTGCCTCTGCTGCCTTTGTGTCTCCGGAAACGAGGTTTGATTCGTCGACCGAAATCTCATACGCATTGTCAAGACTTCTCTCATAGAATGAACCCTTGATGCTCTTTGTTGTCGGAGACAATTTGCCCTCTTTTGTGCTTGCCTCCTCACTGATGCCCTCTGCGAACTTTCCGGCGTATAACCATTTGAAATCATACTTTCCGTTGAGTTTTCTTTCTCTCCATCCGACAGCGACCTCCGGTGCTTTATCATCCGCAGTCTTTACAAGAAAACCGTTCTCGTATAACTGACCGAAAAGAATCTGTCTGTCCTGCGGTGCGAGTGCATTGACCTCAAGTTCGATTTCTGTTCCCTCATAGGAATTGATGACTTCCTCTGTTCCATCGTCAGAGTAAATCTTTTCAGAACTCCACTTTTCGTCAACCTTTGCTTTGATTGCTCTTGCCAGTTTGACCGGAGTTTCTGCAACGTATGCTTTCGCATCGTTCTGTGTGAGTTTTGCGATGTAGAAATCTCTACAACCGCAAGTTCTACTCCTCACAATCTTCTGTTCTGTGTCGCTAACCTGTGTTACTGTTTCGCTCATGTCTATTCCTCCATTTCATAAAACTTTGAAAACCTTTGTGCTTTCATATAGATTCCGTCCTCCGGCTTTGAATCGTCTCCGTTCCTGCCGTCAAATGAGAAATCATTTTCTTTCATAAGTGACTTGATTTCCCTCGCAAGTTCAACCTCGTCATTCTCTGAAAATATAGTGACCTGCACTGACAGCGTCACTCCCTCTGCATCGTCGTCCGAAAAATTCTCGTCGTTTTCTCCCAAATCCCACAATGTCACATGTCTGTCATGGATGTTTTTGTCATACCATCCTTGCATCACGATGATTTTCCTGTCTGATATTGGTTTCAATGCGTCGGATGCATCTTTGATGATGTCCGGACTGCTGCTCATGCTCTCACCTCATTTCAATGTGTTGTCTAAATATGATTGATATTCCTGTTCTGCGATTTTTTGCAGTTCCGCATCTGCCTCACGCCCTGTTGCATAGATAAATTCTTGAGGCGGGCGATAGATAGTTCCCCAGTTTATGAATTTCACATAAAAGTGTTCGCTATTGTCCGACTTTTCCCATCCGACATCTGCTGTTGCTCCTGTGTCTTTCATTTTGACTGCTCCCATCGGTATGCTGTCCGCTGCATGTGATGTCACGGATGACTTTGAACCGAAACCTCTACCGGATAATTTGATGTCTGCCGATTTCGGAATTTTGCCGGACATGATGTTTTTCACAACTGGTTCGCTTTGCTTTACAATCTTTTGATTGACCTCTTTTATGTCCTCGTCGCTTGCTGCGTCCTCAAATGCTTTCATGAGTTCTTTCAAGCCTTGAAATTCCATTTCGATTTTCACTGCATCACCTCCGGTGTCAGATTATGACACTATGCTCCCGCTCTACATTTCAACTGACATTTCCTGTCGTCTGTGAACATCGGACATGCATCATATATCTTGAACTCAACGCCTTTATATACTGCGTAGAACTCTTTCAGATTCAATCTGATTTCCTCCATCTTGTCGCAGGCTCTCGTTTCAAACATGATTGTGTTCTCAAGACCTATCTGCAACGCATTGTATTTTTCATTTGTTCCCAAACTCTTGACATCACACCAACATGAGAAAAACTCCTTTTCCTCCTGCTGTCGTCTACCGTCAACAACACTTGTTGTCTTGCGAATTATCTTGATTCTGCCTGTCATTCTGCTGCACCTCCGTATATTTCTTTCAATAGCATGGAGGAAACGGCAGCGGATAGCGTTTTCGTGTCGCTCCGGTACTTGTCACGGTTGTCGTACAGTTCTTTCACGGACATAAATGCAAGCAGTTTTTGACGGCTTGTGAGGTTGTTCCGGTCGAAATTCGGAATCAGTTCCGTCATTTCATCCAGTGTCGTGTCAAGCATCAATTCAAGGATTTCGATGTCGTCATCATAGTCGATGTGACAATATGTCTTGCATGTAGCAATCAGACCGCCTCTGTACTTCTCTTTTTCTTCATCCGTCATGTTCTCACCTGCTTTCAATAGCAGGACGGGTTCACCGCCCTGCTGCCATATTACCCGTTGATAACTTCTGTAATCTGACCCTTGATGACTGCTCCCTTGTCAACAGGCTGCACATCGAAACGGTCACGCACCTTGATTCCGGTCATGTCCTTATCCCATAAACCCGCACCTTTGTCATTGAGGTCGATTGTGAGGACGTTTCTGTCAAAGAGTGTGACTGCCTCTTTTAAATCACCGCAGAAAATAGGATGCTTGTACCCGTCGATTGTGTGACCATCGGTGTTCATAATCTTCTCGGATGCAAGAGTTTTCTTTGATAATTTGATGATAGGATATTCACCGAAAAGCATCTTTCCCTTTGTCTGCTGTGTCGGGTCTTTCTGTAAAATATAGTTGCCGTCTTTATCCTTTAACTTGTCAAGGTAGTTGAAACCGCTCTGATTTGTGATAACAACTGCATTGTCAGCGATTGCAGGGTCTAACTGCTCATTGAAAATGTCCTTGAGGCTGTCAAGGTTCTCGACTGTGACCTCTTTCCCTTTTGTCATCTCATTGAGTACCTTGAGAATCATTGCGTTACGGGTTGCCTTTGTTTTCTTGGCAATCCATTTGTTGATGTATGCCATGATGTTGGATGCTGTGTCCTCAAGTAACTCTGCTGTCATCTTGAGGATTCCACCCTTTTTCTTTACCTTGTACTCAATCGGTAAAAATTCCGGTTCGTCCATCTCCGGAAAATCCGCAGCCTCGTCAACATTGTCAAATGGTGTTGATTCTGCATCAACCTCAATGTTTCGTGTTCCTGTCTTGGTTGTTACGCCCTCGACATTGACATACTGTTCAAGGTTGTCGGATGAACGACGCAACTCGATGATGTCTGTTCTGATGTCCTCCGGAATTGTCACACCGATTCCGACCTCTCCCTCACTTCCTGCGGTTGTGTCAGATGTGAGTGCATCCTTGTACACCTTGATGTCTGCCTCGTCTGCCTCTTTGTGCAGGAATCCGGCTTTGACAATGTTGACAAATGATTTCACGATGTTCTTTTTGTCCGGCTTGACATCCCCGCCGACCTGCTTTGCAGTTCCGTTGTTGACTTTGTCCTCGATGTCATCCTGCTCCTCCTCGTCCAAATCATAGAGGAGGTCAAATCTGTTCTGTAACTCCTTGAGTTCCTCTTTTGCTGCCTTTGCCTTGTCGAGTTTTCCGTCGTTCACAAGGCTCTTGACCTCATTTTTCTTGTCGTTAATCTGCTTGAGTAACTTCTGTAATTCCTTATTCATGTTTTTTCCTCGCTTTCTTACATACCGTAAAGGTATAAATCTTTGAGAATCTCCTGCTTTTCTGCCTCGATTCTCTGTTTTTCTGCCTCTGCTGCTGCACTGTTCCGGTTTTCAAGTTCTGCAATCACTGCATCGACGATGTCCTTTGTGCCGATTCCCTTGAGTGTCTCCGGAATATTGTTGTATTTCTCGAAAAAGTCGGATGCACATGCTGCAACTGCTGCCTTTTCCTCGATTTCAACATTGAAATACTGCTGCATCTTCTTACTGTCGAACCATGTCTCATTGCTCATGAGGGATTGAATTTTGTCTCTTGTGACACCCTCCTGCACATGTTCCATGTAGACATCAAGAATTGAATCCTCGCAGAGATTCAACTGTTTTATGACCGCCTTGAAATCGTCTGCGTTTCCGTATGCCATGCATAACGGTTTGTGAATCATCGCTTGAGCACCTGTTGCGAAATGCAGTTCGTCACATGCAAACATGATGACTGATGCAATGGATGCAGCCATTCCGTCAACATATCCGACTTTGTGTCCGTCATATCGCTTTAACTGGTTGTAAATTGCCAGTCCTGCAAATACATCTCCACCGCCGGAATTGAAATAGATGTCAATGTCCTCATATCCATCTAACTGGTTGAGGAAATCTGCGATGTCCTGCGGGCATCTGTCCTCCTCGTACCACATGGATTCCCATGTTGCTGATACAATGTCACCGTAGAAATACAAGGAACATCTGCTCTGCTCCTCGTCCTGCTCTAAATTCAAATAGCCTACATTTTCAACTTTCCCGCTGCGTTTATTCTTCTTTGTAAAATCAAAACGTCTCTTTTTTGGCATGATTATTCACCTCCCTCCTGTTCATCCTCGTCCTCTGCCTCGTCGGTTTCGTCCGGTTCTGTTGCTGTGTCCGGCTGCTCTGTGTCCGGCTCTGTTTCTTCCTCCGGCTGTTCCGGTTCATCGGCGTTCTCCTGTTCGGATTCGCCTTTCAAATATGCTGCACCCGCCATCGTCAACGGTACGATGCTACCGTTCGCAAGTAGGACATCGCCTCCCTCCGCATCTTCCATGTCGAGTTTACGTCTTGCCTCATTCGGTTTGATAATCATTCCACCGACACCGTTTCTCAAATATTCCATCTGTGTTTTTGAATCGGTTCGGAATAATACTTTTTCGTTGAATTTGTAATAATATCCGTCGTCTGCATCTTCATCCGGCAGCATTTTGAAATTGATTTCCTCCTCATACTGCTTGATGATGAACAGTTCTGTGTCAACGTAGAACGATAACTGCTGCATTTCGCTGTTACTATATGACGACTTTGAATAGTCGTTGATTTGATTCGGTTTCACTCCGAACGCTCCGGCGATTTGCAGGGCATTATATTTTTTCAGTTCAAAGAACTGCGAATCAGTCAGTTTGATGTCAAGGGGCGTGAGTTTCATTCCTAACGGAACAGGCAGGATTTTTCCTGTGTTCTTTGCTCCGCTGCCGAACTCCTCAAACGACTTGACAAGTGCTGATTTTGCCTTTTCGTTCAATTCTCCGGTATATTCAAGAGTTGCCTTTGCCGTCAGACCGCTCTCATACAGATTATTCATGAACGCCTGTGATTCGGATGCACCTGCAACCGTGTCTCTTAATATCTGTTGCACTGGTAGTCCTGTGATTCCGTCAAAACTGAAAGATGTCTTGAAATGCATCACCTCGTCTGTACTGAACACATATTGACGACCGGATGTCGGGTCTGTGTAGACGTACCACAAACGCCCCACTCCTGCGAATATCCCTGCATCGTCAACGACTATCTGCACACAATTTGACTGCATGACCCACAAATCAACGATTTTGATTTCACCGCCGAATTTCTTTCGGTCAAACTTCTTTCTCATGTACACATATGCGTTTCCGTAGTGGTTACGGTTGATTTCAACCGTGTTCCAAAATGTTGTTGGTGTCATGAACGGATTCGGTCTTTTTGAGAGCAGTTTTGATGTATCTGTCGCCTCTGCCTCAATGATTCCCTTGTCCGTTTTCTGATAATATTTGATAGGCATTTTTGCAAGGGTTTCCGACAGCATCTTGAGACATGTGAAATATGTGACCTCTGATGTCGGTTTTCCTTTTCTTTTCAGTCCTATCCGCTCAAGGAATGACGGTGAGTTCAATGTCGTTTTGCCCCCGCTGTCCTGTGGTTCGCCTTTCCACCAATTTGAAATTTTTGCTCCTAGTCTTTGAAACGGATTCATTTATTTCTCACCGCCTTTCTTCATGTATTTTTCAAATTGCTCAAGCCATTCATTGACAGTTTCGTTCACATCCGGTCGGTACTCCTCTTTCATTGCGTGTTTCCATGCGTCGATGATAGCGTCAATCGGGTCGATTCGTTCTGTCGTGATGTCTTTGTCAATCTTTATTTCACCGTAGTTGTTCGAGATGGTCTTTGCGTTTGCAATCGACCAAACAAGCAGGCTGTCAACTGGAACAACTATCTTGTTTCCCTCTTTGCCGACTTCCATTCCCTCGATTTCCACATTGCCCGCAAGAATCTCAAGTCTGAAATCAACTGTCGCATCGTTCAACTCTTTTGCTGTCTGTGTGACAGAGATTGAATCGAATCCCATCGCCTCAAGGTCTGACAGGAACGCTGATGCATTGTGCGGGTCGTAACAAATCAACTGCGGTTTGAGGTTGTATTCTCTCACTAAATCCTCAAGATATTTTATGATGTATTTATAATCTGTCTTGATTCCTCCTAGTGTTTCCGTTACCGTCACAAGACCTTTTTCAATCCATACGTCATACGGTACTTTGTCGGTCTTGATGTGTTCATCCACTCTTGAGGATGGGATGAACGAATGTGTGTGAACAAAATATTTTTTCGTGTCCTCCACCATAAACGGAATCACGATTGCGATTGAGGTCAAATCTCCTCCGGATGACAAATCAACTCCGACATAGCATTTTGACCCTCTGAAATCCTTGAGTGATTTCAGAACGGCACACGCTTTCCATGATGCAATATCCTTGATGTACAATGAATTTGACCACTGCATCCACATGTTGAGCTGCTTGACAAGGAAATCTCTCAAGTCCTCACCGCCCATGTCACGGGCAGTGTGTGCAATCGGTATCAGATTTTCAAGTGCATCCCTGTCAAATTCAAGAATCGGGTTTGCTTTTATCCAATTTTCCGGCGTGTATCTGTCATCGTGTTCGTCCATCTGTGCGATATACACAAATTGACTGTCGTTCTCGAAAACGCCCTTGAGTAGATTGCAGCAATACTCATATAACTTGTAACACGGCGACTTGAGGTCGAATCCTGCTGTCGTGATGACCGAAATCAACGCCGACTTGAGTTTCTTGATACCACCCTCAAGCAACTTGTACATCTGATTTGTTTTGTGTGCGTGATACTCGTCGACAATTCCCAAATATGCACGATGTCCGTCGAGTGACTTTGTATCACCGGACAACGCTTTGATTTCTGAATGTGTCAACAGACAATCAATCGTGTGATTGTGGTCATGCACCTTGAACCATTCTGACAAATCCTCGTCAGAGTTGATGAATTTTGCAACCTCGTCAAAAACAATGTTCGCTTGGTCTTGCTTTGTAGCCGTACAAAAGATTTTTCCGTACTTGTACCCGTCAAAATTGCCGTAATAACACGCAAGAATACCATTGATGAACGATTTTCCGTTCTGCCTGCCTAATTGCACATAGGATGTTCTGAAACGTCTGTATGACTTTTCCTTTGTTCTCCATCCATTGAGCGAACCCAAAATGAAACACTGGAACGGATATGCCGTCACATGCTCATTTTCCTCACCCTCTGCAATGGTCAACTCCTCTGCGAAATTGATTATTTCCTCCGACTTTTCAACGTCGAAATAGTATTTGTACGGTGCTGCTTTTGATTTTTCGATGTCGTCAAGATGCCTCTGACACGCAAGACGGACATATTCTCCGGCTGTTATCTTACCCGATACGACATCAAGGGCGTATTGTGTGCAGCGGTCTTGTGTTTCTCCTGCTTTTGCCATGCCTTAATTTGCATATTTTGCAAATTTATTCTCCGGCTTTTGCTGTTGTGGTTTCGGTACAACCAAACGACAACGGGAGGAAACTGTCAATCCGAAATCTGATGCCCCCTGTCTGCACTGTTTCATGCAGCGGTCTTGAATTATCATGAGGCGTTCTCTTTCTCCGTTCACGACCTGTCTTGTACCGACCTGCACACGTTCTTTTTCGCCTGTGTCCGGATTTTCCCTCGTCTCGTAGACTGGAACATCCTCCATCAATGGAGTTTCTCTGATTTGTTCCGTGATTTCGATGTACTGTGTTTGTGCAATGAGCAATCTTGCCAATGCGTCGCAATCAAGGTTTGAAATCAGCTTGATTTCGAGTAATTCTTTCGCAATCTTCCGGAATTGTTTCTTTTGTTCCGGTGTCAAATATGACGGAGGTCTCACTTTGTCGCATGGTGCTGTGACCTCGGCGTTTTTCCGTGCCTCAATTTCTGCTTTTGTGAGGTGTTTTCGCCCGTTCATTACAACCAAATCTGTGGGTTGTCTCTGTCCTGC